CATTGTTAAGAATTGAGGTTATTGAGGTTGTTGTCAGGTTGGTTACGTTAACCTTACCTGTCATTGTGGTTAATGCTGCAATGTTTGGCTCTGCCATGTCTATCTCCTATCCCAGAATAATACTGAGGGCTATTGATGTGTTAGGTGCAAGGTTAGAGAATCCTATAGTCCCTGACCCGTTTGTAGTCAAAGCTCTATTCGCACTACCGTCTGATGTTGGTAAAGTAAGAGCAGTAACAAAAGCTTGTAAGTTTGCATCATAGGCAAGAACGTCTGATCCTATAGCAACGCCAAGGTTTGTTCGAGCAGCAGATTCTGTACCTCCACCCGTGCCTCCATCTGCGATAGCTAAGTCAGTAATTCCTGTTATAGAACCACCTGTAATGTTTACGCTACTCATGCCAAGGTTGGCTGTAATGTCTACAACCGCCGCCCCTGAACCTGCACCATCAGCATAGATTATGGCATTGTCGCCGTTTGCTACAATCACATTTGCACCTGATCCTTGGCTAAACGTACAAGCTTGCCCTGATCCGTTTACTACAAAGTATATATGCTGACCGTCATTAGGAGCTATTGTAATCGTACAAGCTTGGGTTGCCCCTGATAATACGAGTGTCTTAAACTGACCATCTGACAAGGCACCATCACTTGTTGTAAGGGTATGCGAAGCACCAGAAGACCCCAGGTTTATCGTTCCAACGCCGTTAGTAAGACGGTCAACTATGTTTAGGTTTGTATTAGTAGTTGTACCCCATGTACCAGACTGCTCACCGTTTCTGATGAGTTCGATACCACTATTTGTTGCATATGTACTTGGCATGTTTTTTCCTACGCAGCTACTATTTCTGTCCAGACAGTATCATACTCTGGGATTATTCTACCCCAGACTAACACAGTTCCTACTTCTCCGCTACCCGCAACTCCTCCGACTGTAACGGAAGATCCGCCTGTGACTGTAACCGTTCCAACGGCACCAGTGGCGGATAAAGATGCAGCAGGTATGACGGCTGTTGTTCTTTGTGTTACTCCACCAACACTTGCAGTAGCAGCTAGACCTGTCTCAGGCACAATCGCATCACCGATTACGGTAACTTGATGTATGTTACCACTAGCCTCAAGCCCTGTCACAGTAGCAACTGCACTGGCATTTACTGTTACCGTGCCAAGCGCAGATGCCAAAGCAGAGATCGTCGGGAGATTTACTAGCGCCGTACCTGTAATGGTTGGAACTGTAACTCCTCCAGTCGCTGCTAGACCTGTTAAACTTACTATAACATTTGTTATGGCAGTTACATCACTTGTAGAACCAGTGGCTGTCAAACTGCCTACTGGAATGGCAATACCACCACCAACGCCAACGGCTACAGTACCAACCGCAGCCGTACCTACAAGTCCTGTAGCATTAAGGTTGTTGTCTGTAACAAGAGAGACTGTGCCTAATGTACCTGTTGCTGCAACGCCAGTAACAAGAATACGAGTAACGGACGCATCATCACCTATCGGTACTTGAGCTATAGATGTTGCGCCAAAAAACATTTAGGCTACTCCTGAGTTAAGAGGCTTCTTTTTTCTCTGTACCTGTCTCAACAGACTGTATCAAAGCATCTGTGTAGGCTTGCTGAGATACCTCTACAATATTTAGCTCCGCTTTTATCTGTGCTATCTTAGTTTGGCACAAACGAAGTTGATTGATAATACCTTTTTGTTCATCACTAAAAGTATCTATATCATGGTCTGTTCCGTTTATAGAAACAATATTTGTTTTATCTGTCATCTTTTCTCCCTAAGATGGTTTTGTAGGCCAATCACTATCTTCCAAACGAGGCCAATTGCTATGATTTGATAAATTACGCAGGGCTGTCCTGTATGTAGCCCATTCTGTTTTCTTTTCGTCATTAAGTGGACTGTCACTAGCTTGAGTCCAATCACTTTCTGTTAAAAGTAAGTTTCTTTTATACCTATTATCCTCTGCCGCAGGTGTATCAATATCTGAATCTGAACTTTGATTTGGATTTGTAAAAGTTGACCCGTCATACACCCAACCAACACCACCTGTCGTTGCTTCAACAAGGTTTGGTAAATCATCTAAAGAATTTACAATGAGCGTGTTTACAACGACACCATCTTCAACTACATGCGCTTTCATTATACCTCGCTCCTTTTAAAAATAAGTAACTATCATTTTACCTGCGCCACCTGTGCCACCAGAATAGTTGCCTAGTGCGCCGCCACCGCCGCCACCCGATGGGAATCCACCATTTCCACCCGCATAGCCACCGCCGCCACCGCCGCCACCTGCACCGCCAAACATACCAGAGCCATCTGCGCCATTAGATCCCACTGCGCTTGGAAACCCTCCTGCGCCACCGCCTCCCGTTTGCCACATATTTGTACCGCCACCTGCACCGCCAAAATTGCCATTACCACCTGCACCTGCGCCACCACCACCGCCGCCAAATATTGAGCTACCACCTGAGCCACCATTGCCGCTCTGACAATACGGTGCGCTAGAACCGCCGCCCCATTCAGCGGAAAACCCAGTTCCTCCTGGCCCGTTCTTACTACCTGCGCCGCCGTCACTAACTTGACTAAAAATATTAACATCTACCTGAGCTTGACCCCCTGCTCTTTTTGAAACGCTTACAATAGGATAGCCCTGACCACTGTATTCATTTAATGCAAGAGAGCCTGCTCCTGACCCAAAAGAGCCTGCGCCACCCGAACCTTGCGCTGTGCCACCACGACCACCGTAGGCTTTTACATATGTGCCAAAACTCGTAACGCCACCAGTAGAACCACTACCGCCATTTCCAGTACCTGCGTTTCCTCCTGCGCCAATAGTTATCGTTACACTTGTTCCCGCTGTTATGGGTAGTAATTTTTTTTGAATATGTGCACCGCCGCCGCCACCTGCGCCGCTTCGACTATCATTCTGAGAACCTGCGCCACCGCCACCACCACCGCCCCAACAGTCTACAATTAGACCTGTGACATGTGAAGGTACGATAAATGATCCAGATGAGGTAAATGTTTGAACGCCACCGTCTAGCATTATTGTGCGTAGGTTTGATCCATCACACTGAACAATACGAGTGTCACCAGGATATATTGCAAAGGTGCTTAATCCGTCAATTGTCTCAGAAGAATTTGGGTCAAGTGTAATAACCCCTGTGCCACTGTTTCTAATGTAAGCCAACCAACCATTCCCAAGAGAAGAACTTGCATTAAAAGTTTGAGTAAATGTTCCGCTTGTAATATCAATTAAGTTTCCTGCATTTGCAGAGGTTAGAACAGTGTTGCTTGTTCGAGCAACTCTGATTAACTCTGACCCTCCTGCGGCATCAGCCCAACTAGGAGCCGCTCCAGATCCGCCAGAGGTTAGAACCTGACCTGATGTACCGTAAGTTGCACCGCCAATGCCTAACTGACCTGATGTGCCGATACGGAAACGTTCTGCGTTGTTGGTAGCGAGAGCCATGAAACCGTTTTCGTAGTTCCACAAATAAGAGTTGGCTGAAGCAAGCTGAAACTGCAAACCATCACTGGTTGTGCTTCCAGAGGTAGAGTTTTGCAACGCAAGGTATGGAGCACTTGAGTCAAATACAGATAGTTTCCGTGAAGGCGAATTGGTTCCAATGCCAACCGCATCATTTCCACCATCAACAAATAGCATGTTAGCATTGCCATTGCTTTCAACACGGAAGTCTAGGTCTATAGAGTTTTCGTTAAATACTGTTTCAGCAGGCATTAATTTTATGCGACTTCTTGAAGTTCCTGCAACCATTGTATCAATATGAAGTTGACCATCTTCAGAACCATCAGAAACATCAGGAGTAGTAATATACATTTCTGAATATATAACATCTTGGGAATTATCGTTACGAGAATTAAACTGTATTTTCCCTGCTATGTCATTATCAGCAGGACTTGCGCTATTTCTGTATAAATCTAAAACAGGGCCAACACTTGCATCTGCATCAGTAGACACAAGAGTTAACTGGGTACTGTTATCGGCAGTTGTAA